TATTGGTGTTGGCTTACCGGCTAATGCTTATTTAGAATCGCCAAAAAGTGTTAAAGACAATCAAGCAATCATTCACGATGGTCAACAATGGACCTATCCTACAGATTTACGTGGCACTAAGATTTATTCAATTGAAACAGGTGCAGAAACCACCCTTCAAGAGTTAGGTGAAATTCCTGATGGTTATACTGATTTAAAACCAGCAAGTGAATTTGATAGCTGGGATGGGGAAAAATGGCAATTTGATAAAAATAAACAGCTTCAATATGAAATCAATCAAGCTTCAACCAAGAAAAATCAACTTCTCGCTGAAGCAACTACGCAAATCAGTTATTTACAAGATGCTGTTGATTCACAAATTGCCAGTGAACAAGAAGTGCAATTATTAATTGAATGGAAAAAATATCGAGTGTTAGTTAATCGCATTAATATTGAACAAGCACCTAATATCGAATGGCCAGAAAATCCAAATAACTAATTTTGATATTAATCACTGTCATTTACTAATACGATTTAGCATAGTAAATGGCAGTTTTTATGTCTGATATATACATCTTATAAAGTAAATATTTTCACTATAAATTGTAGTAATTTCCACTACAAATCCAATCACTAACTCCTTTGTATTAAATATGTAAATATTGATAAGTACATTAACTTTATGATATGTAAACCACAACGGAGAACTTATGGCTAACGACTATCATCACGGCGTCCGAGTCATCGAAATCAATGAAGGTTCACGCTCTATCAGAACAGTATCAACTGCTGTTATTGGTATTGTGTGTACTGGCGATGATGCCGATGCGACGCATTTTCCACTTAACACTCCTGTCTTAATTACAAATGTCAATACCGCAATCGGTAAAGCTGGCTCGACGGGAACACTTAAATCAACACTAGAAGCAATTGCAGATCAATGTTCGCCTGTTATTGTTGCAGTTCGTGTTGAAAAAGGTGCAACTATTGAAGAAACTGAAGCAAATATCATTGGTACCACGACTGAAGATGGCAAATATACCGGTATGAAAGCACTGCTTTCAGCACAAACTCAGTTAAAAGTAAAACCACGTATATTAGGTGTGCCTGGTTATGACTCATTACCTGTTGCTACCGCACTAATCTCATTAGCACAAAAATTACGTGCCTTTTGTTATGTTTCAGCTTATGGTGCTAAAACCAAAGAGCAAGCTGTACTTTATCGCGATAAATTAGGTGCTCGTGAAGCTATGGTAATTTGGCCAGATTTTGTCGGCTTTGACACCACACAAAAACAAAATGTCACTTTAGCTGCAACGGCTAGAGCTTTAGGACTACGTGCCCAAATTGACCAGAAAGTTGGTTGGCATAAAACATTATCAAATGTTCCTGTCAATGGCGTCACTGGCATTTCTAAAAGTGTATTTTGGGATTTGCAAGAAGAAAGCTCAGATTCAAATTACTTAAACATGCACGATGTAACAACTTTAATTTGCAATCAAGGCTATCGCTTCTGGGGCTCTCGTACCTGTTCTGCTGATACATTATTTGCGTTTGAAAACTACACTCGTACTGCACAAGTATTAGCTGATACCATTGCTGAAGCACAATTTCAATTAGTTGACGTACCAATGCATGCTTCTTTAATTAAAGATTTAATTGAATCAATTAATAATAAATTCCGTGAATTAAAATCTAATGGTTACATTATTGATGGTAAAGCATGGTTTGATCCCGAAACTAATACAGCGGACATTCTAAAAGCAGGAAAATTATATATTGATTATGATTATACACCAGTGCCGCCACTTGAAAATCTTATGTTACGCCAACGCATTACCGATAAATATTTGGTTGAGCTGGCTAATGCTGTCGCCACTAACTAAGGAGAACAATTAAATGGCTCTACCAAAAAAACTCAAATACTTTAACGTTTATGTCAATGGAACCTCTTTTGCTGGTGTAGTCGAATCATTTACACCACCAAAATTAACTCGAAAATTCGAAAATTATCGTGGTGCGGGTATGCCAGGGAGCGTGCCAATCGACATGGGATATGAAGATGATGCATTAAATATTGAATGGACAATCGGTGGATTAGCTCACGAAGTACTGAAACAACATGGAGGTTCGCTCAATGGCGTCACATTACGTTTTGTAGGTGCTTATCAAAAAGAAGATAGTGAAGACTTTGTTAAAGTTGAAATTATTGTTAACGGACGCCATAAAGAGCACGATCGTGGTGAGCTTAAACTAGGTGAAAGCAACTCAACAAAAATTACTACGCAATGTACTTATTATAAAGAGATCGTCGACAATGAAGAAATTACTGAAATCGACGTAATCAACATGATTGACAAAGTAAACGGTGAAGATCGTCTATCCAAAGCACGCAATGCCATTGGACTATAACAATTTATTTAAAATTAATCAGTAAAATAAAAAAGCCCGCAAGGGCTTCTCACGAGGAAAAACAAATGACTAACAGCAAAAAAATTACGTTAAAAACTGGAATTAAATCGGGTAAAACCACCATAAACGAATTTACTATCCGCAAACCTTTAACGGGTGATTTACGTGGTGTTAAATTGCTAGAATTTATTGATTTAAATATCGACTCATTAGCAAAAGTATTACCACGCATTACGACACCATCTATTGCTGAACATGAAGTATTTAATTTAGATTTAATTGATTTATCGGAAATTACTAAAGAGGTGATCAATTTTTTGTCCCCGAACTCGAACGATGCCAACAAGGAATCCCTAACCGAGTAGAAGAGGCAATGGCAGATATTGCACTAATCTTTCATTGGCAACCGTCTGCCATGGATGAATTAAACTTATCTGAACTTATGGAGTGGCGAGAGCATGCTCGCGTCAGAAACGGTACCAATAATCAACAATAATCAGGGAGTGAATTATTAAAAATAAGGTACCGTTTGACGCCATTGATTATTAAATAATTAAAAAACGAATTAGTACTTAATCAATGCGCCCAACATAAACATCATTAATCAAAATCAGAAAATAAAAGTTTATTAATTATGTGCAAAAAATTTAAAAAAAAACCGAAAACCAAAAATAACAGATCTAGAGCAAATAGTAAAAATAAGCCTCAATCTAATGCAAGGTCTTCTGAAATTATTGAGTTAAAAAAAATTAATGAGCAGGCTAATTCCAACATCGTTAACAAAATTTCAGATAATCAAGAAAAAAGAATCTCGAAAAGTAAAGAGATAAAAGAAGTTGGAATAAATATCGTCAAGCCGGTATTAAAAACAGTTGAAAATACAGTTAATTATTCTATTGAACTTGAGTTGGCAATGAATAAGGTAGCGAGACAAGTTAAAAGTCTACGTGATCTACAAGGAAAACCAGCTAAATTATTTAATAATATGAAAGCTCAAATTCAATCACTCAGCCAACAAATATCGCCCTCCAAAGGAACATTAGGTATTGCTGAACAAGTAGAATCGAATGCCAAATTAGATATAACTAAACAAAGCGGTCCAATAAGTGAACAACACAAACAACTGCAGAATTTAACCGGAATCTCGGCAATGTCAACCAATAATTTGCCTTTACTTAATCAACAACAATCATTGATAAATAATCCAAATACATTTAATTCATCACAAATAAAAGCAGATATTGACTGTAAAAGCCTCATATCACAATTTGAATTGTTGAGTGCCACACTAGCTTATAGCTTAAATTCTGTCGGTGGCATCATACAAGGTTTAATAGCATTGTTAACCGAACTCACAGCAAATACCCAGCAATGGATTAATAACTTTCTTAAGTTTATAAACACCTTTAATGAAATAATCTCAATTATATCTAGTGTAAAAACAATATTAGATGAACAAGGAAACGATCCTATTAAAAACTTAACTAATTCATTTGGTGAGTTAGAAAATGTTCTCACAATATTTGATGAAATAATCTCAATTACATCTAGTGTAAAAACAATATTAGATGAATTAGGAATCAATTCTATTACAACCTTAATTAATTCATTTAAAGGTTTAGGAAATGTTCTTACAAAAGTTGGTCAATTTCTAAAAGGTCCTACAGGACTCGCCTTTATGGCAATTGCAGCAGTAATTGTCGTTGTTGCTCTTTTAATTCGAAAATATTGGGAACCAATCAGTGCTTTTTTCATTGGTTTTTGGGAAGGACTTATCAATGAAATACAACCATTAATAGATATATTTATGGATATATTTTCTTTTTTAGGTCCAATATTTACTGCTATAGGTAATGCAATTGGTGAAGTAATAAACTGGTTTAGTGAATTATTATCACCAATAAAACTAACTAATGAACAGTTTGAAAGTTGCAAATCGGCTGGAGTATCTTTTGGCTCAGTTATTGGCAAAATTTTTATGTCAAGATTCAATCTGTTAATTAACCTGTTTAAAACGCTTAAAGAAAAGATAGGTGATGCTTGGGATCTTATTATGTCATTACCTGACAAAATAGCTTTAATACCAAGCAAAATAAAAGAGTTTTTTACTGGCGAAAATGGGTTGTTAACCATGTTCATCAAGTTTGGAGGCGATATTGTTGAAGGGCTAGTAAATGGCCTAAAAAAACGATGTAATGAATTAAAAGATAGCATATTAGAGCTTGGTAGTAATGTGTGCAGTTGGTTCAAATCAAAACTAGGAATTAATTCACCATCTAAAGTCTTTAAAGAATTCGGTATTAACACTATATCAGGCTATCAACTCGGGATTGATAGAACGCAAGGTAGTGTTCTAGATTCAATGAGTAAATTTGCTGACAAAGTCACAAAAAATGCACCACAAATGCCGTTGAATACCATGAATAATAGAACAAATACTGTTGCAAATTCTGGGAATAGTAATATTCAAGAAGGAATATCACAATACTACATTACCATCAATGCAGCACCTGGCATGAATGAACAAGAAATAGCCAGAGTTATCACTCAAGAACTTGATCGTCGAGAACAACAGAAATTATTTCAAATTAGAAGCAGCTTAAGGGATATTTACTAAAATGATGATGTGTTACGGCTTTTTTGTTTTCTGCTTAAAAACATTACCCTATCAAAATATGATAGTAAACAAAAGTTGGAACTGGGCTACTAATGATAGAGTCAACAAACGTTCAGCATTACAATTTACCGGCCCTAATAACGAAACAATAACTTTATCAGGTACAGTATACAGTGAAATAACCCATGGTGGGGTCAGTATTGACCTTTTGGAACGTATGGCGGATTTATCAGTACCAATGCCACTCATTGAAGGCGACGGTGTACCACTTGGTTTTTTTGTACTAAATAATGTTGATAAAACTTACACCGAACTAAATCGTAACGGCACTCCGCGGAAAATTGATTTCACCATCAAACTAACTAAAGTTGATATTCCTGACTT